AAAAGTGTATAATACATTATATGGGCAATCAATTCAAGATATTGATAGAGAAACCCGTGGTGATGCAGCAATGCTCTCTAAATATATTTATAAATATAATAGAGATAAGCACTCTGTAAGAGCTTTATATACAACTCAGCTCTACTATATAAGTACTGATAAAGAAACAAAAGGTAGGTCTCTTGGAGGAATTATGGAAAGTATAAAAAATAAAGTATATTGGTTAAAAGAAGAAGTAGTTAATGATGATGTAAGCACGTTGCAAGCTAGTTTTAAAGATATCTTGGCTAAAGTGCATGCTTTCTGGAAAAATGACCCACATAAGCGCTATGAGGTTGACAAGCTAAAAGATGCTGCAAAGGAACTCGAAGACAGCTTTATAGCATCACAAAGTTTTGAAGATTTTCTTAATAAAAATTATGAAGACTTTGCTAAAAAGTATAAAGAATACAATGAAAAGCTTGCTGAACTAAATAAAAAGTTAGAAAGAGCCAAAAAAGATTATAAAGAACTTCATCAATATTCAGCAGACGAGTGGGACCCACAGGGAACTGTTGGTGGAAGCCGTTTAAAAGCTGACCTTGCCAATAAATATAGAGCTGAAGCTGAAGAACTTGAACAACAAATAGACACTTTAACAACTACAGCTAAAGATTTAATAGAACTAGCTGATAAATATAAAAAAGAATACGAAGATACCCTTATTCCAGAAAAGGAAGAACATACTAAAAAAGTACAAGCAGCTTATGCAGAGTATGATAAAGCAAAACAAGAATATAAAGAGATAGAAAAAAACTTAAAAACTGCACAAGCAGATTACTGCTCAAAACTTGAAAGCTCTAAAGTTATATTAGCAAATATACCTTCAGAAGAGTTAGTTAATGATATTATAAAATTTTACTGGGATAGACAAAAAGAAGCTGCACCAAAGCTTCAAAAAATGATTGATGAAACAGAATATGATGATGGCTATATGCAATTTAATGCAGAAGATATAGAATTTTCATTTGTTGATGACAATGAAGATAGCTCATTACTAGCTTATATTGATAATAGCCATGATACGTCTGTTGATTATATAGATTCACACACAACAACTATTGGTGATTTATGTAATATAGTAAAATCAAAAGATTTCCTAGAACAATGCTATGAAATGTGTGAAGACTATGTTGCAGACCACTGAGCTGACCGTGATTACTATGAAAGCTTAGAAAATCATACTACTTTAACTGAAGCTAAACGTCTTGTCAAACGTTATTATGTTAGACCACAAAATATATTCTGTTCAAATAAAGAAGAAATTCTTAAAGCTTTAGTTGAAGTTGGAGACGAAAACTGCTCTGTATACTCACTTAAGTCATTATCAGACCATGATGATGTCCATTTATTAACCCCAAAGGATATTATTTACTATTATGATGATGGCATTTTATATGATAAGAACCATGTTAAAGTTATGGACTATGATTTATTTGTTAAGCATGAAGAAGAGCGCAAAAAATTTAGAAATATAGATACAGTATCAGATGCAGCTTTTGAAGATGAGTATGAAGACAGATTAACTGATGCTGATTTAAAAGACAAAGAAATTAAGGTACGTAAACCAACTCATGAAGATTTAGAAGCCCAAACACTATGTGAAGCAAAAATTACGCCAGATTTTAAAGACCAAGTAGCTAAAAAAGTGTTCAACCAATTATATGCTACACGCTTAAGTCCTAATTTAATCGGAAAATCAGTATATGAACAACATGATAGCAGAGACTCCTTTGGAAATAAAACTGGTAGTAAAAGTGGAAGCTTATATTATATCGAAAAAGTATATGTAGATGACCATGGGGATTTAGCATTTATGCTCAGTCCAAAATATGGCAAAGGAAATGGAGTTAGTGTTCATGCAACTACCTTCTTATTTGGTGGAAAAGATGAAAATGGCTATAAATATAGCTTAGAATTCTGGGATAGAGGCTATGCACCAGAATTATTGAATTTACTTAACACATGGCTTGAAGACTATAAAGCAGAAGCAAAAGTTGCAAATGCAAATCTTAGAAAAGACTCACATAGAAACACTAGAAAAATGTCATTAGCTTCAGTAATTAGTGCTTACAAAGATAATGAAGAAGTAAAAGATTGGCTTATGAATAATGTAGAAAGTATTGTGTTTAGAGTTCCTCATTCTGAGTCTGGAGTACCTTCTGACTTTGTTTCTGAAAAAGATATTGAAAAATGTGATTATGAATATAATGAAATTATCTCTACTATTAAAGATATAAGAGATGGAGATATAGAATTTAGGGAGCTTGATGATGCCAATGAAAAAACACGTCCTGACTTAATTTTTTCAATTGCAGATGTAAAATTTAAAGACTTTATTGAAAATGCACCAGAAAGTGTTAAAAAGTTTTTAGCTGACTGCAAAGCAGCAAGCCGTAGCCAAAATAAACAAGATACCTATGAAGAACATTCAAAAGTTATTAGTAGCTTATACGTTGGTATGGTTATAGCAGGACTTTTTGACAACATGATTCATTTTATGGAGCGCTCTAAAGATAACGCTGAGCATGAATTAGATCAAGATTTCCCAGATATCGATGCTTATGGTGAAGTTTTAAAAGAAGGCAAAGAAAAAGCCATGAAATTTACCTGTTGCATTTGTGGAGAAGAAAGTGAAGGTTATGGAAATAACCCAGCGCCTGTCAAAGAAGACGGCAAATGCTGTGATGCTTGCAATAGAAAATTTGTTATTCCTGCAAGACTTGAATTAAGTGCAAAAGAAGCAGTAGATAGTATTGATAAAGAATAAGCTACGAGAGGTGAAAGAGAATGAGTATAACATTAAATGAAGCTAAATTAGTTTATACTGATCAGCTAAATAAAATGATTGAGCTAGAGAATGGTACTCGTGGTTTTAATGCTAAAGCTGCTTCTGATGATAAACTCTTGTTTAATCAAAAAATTTGTGTTCAACATGGTCTCCATCATGCATTAGATATTATAGAAGATGAACTACGTAACCGTGGCTTACTTAATGCTAAACAAGCTGCTGTGCAACCAGCTACAACTGCTGCATCAAACACTACAAATGTGCAACCACAAATTCAAAGAGAAGCTATTATATTAACTAAAGAAGACTTTACATTAGAAGATGCTAAAGCTGTATTAGCCAACCAAAATATTAATAATTTAGTGCACCTGGCAATAAAAGCTGGCTATGCCATGAGAAAACTTATTATATATTTAATATTTGCAGTTGTATTACAATTGCCTGAGCTTGCAGATACAATTAAAACTAGAATACAAAAAGTTACAGCTGCTACATTAACAAAGGAAGAGATTAATCAGAAGCTTAAAAAGATTATTCAACAATGTATTAGCAATCAAGAAATTGCAGATACTTTAAAAGATATTGCAGTAAATGTTAATAGTGTGACTGAAAAGCTAGAAAAGCATGACACTTTAAATCCAAAGCTTTTTGATGCTAATAATATGCTTAAACCTGAAATTTTAGCAAAAACAAATGAAATTGTTGATGAGTTCATGAAAATTTTGACAGAAGATGATGTCAAGTTAAACATTAAAGATATCATTTTAGCAGGTTCAAATGCAAGCTATAATTACACAGACAAAAGTGATGCAGATATACATATTGTTGCAGACGTTGAAAACTTAAATGACCCAGAACAGCTATATCCAAAACTATATAATGCATATCGTAGACTTTTTGAACACAAATTTGATATTTCATTCTATGGAATACCTGTAGAAATTTATGTTGAAACTGACGGTAACCCAGTAGTTAGTGGTGGTATCTACTCTATAAAAGATAATAAATGGATTAAATACCCAGAGCCTTCATATGTACCTGAGGTAAATCAAGAAGCTGTTGATGAAGCAGCTAAGCCTTGGGTTGAAAGGGCTGAAAAAATTATTAATAAAAAAGATATGGCAAATGAAGATATAGAAACAGAAATTGATGAGTTTTTTAATGATATATATGAACTTCGTCATCAAGGAATACATGGAAAAGATGGTGGCGAGTTCTCAATTGAAAATGCGGTCTTTAAGGAAGTTAGAAATGCTGGATTGCTGGATAAATTAAAAGAACTTAAAACTGAGACTATTGAGCAAAGATTAACCTTAGAAGAAGACATAAATAATATTATGTTACCTGAACAAGATAGAAGAAACTACATTATTAAAATTAGTCAATTAACTCATAGCCAACCTATTATTCAACAAAATGGATTATTTAATTTATATAATATTAAAGAAGAAGACTATCAGCATATCTTATCTAAGTTGAGACAACAAGATTATATTGAATCAGTAACAGGCACAGCAGGTAAATATGATTTTAGTAAAATGCCTTATAGAGGTATGCCTGCAAGATACTATGATATAACTGGTAGAATTAAAGTAAAATAGCTTAATTAAATAGTCTTAAATAAAGTAAAATAAGCCCTAAACTGGGCTTTTTTATTTTAATTTATTAAATTCATTTGCTAAATTATACTGAGAACTGTTTTTAAGGAGACTTAATATGACACAAGAGCAAGCAAGTATAATTTATAAAGATGTTATTCAACATTTTGGCTATACAAGTGATCCAGTATCTATAGATGCAACTTATTTGTTACAAAATGGCCATTTTTTAGATACTTGTGGTGGAGCTCCAAATCATCAACATATCAATGTTGCTAACTACATTTCGCAAAAATATGGTATTGATGATATAAATATGCTAAATGATGGCAGTAAGTTTATGATAAATACAGCAAGAGCTGTTAAAATTACATGCTGAAACTCAGGAAAAGGACTTAAAGGTATTTATATTCCAAAAAAAGAATTAAAAGAAGCTCAATATATAGCTTTAAAGAGCTTTATAGGAGCAATCGCTAAATATGTTACTGAAGAATGACCACTTTGGATAGCAACATATGATGACAAACAACAAATTGAATATAAAAAAAGATATGGCTTAGCTGAACGTGCTATAGAGGATATAAAATATTATTATATTTCAGGTAATTTAGAGCTTACAGAAGGCTTAGTTTTGCATGAAGATACAAGAACTACTTTAATCGCTAAATCTAGAAATGCAGGGCAATATAAAAATCAAACACGTGGCAAAAATAGATTTGAAAGAAAAAAATGGTCACATATTGCTAATACAGTAAAACACTACAATCAAATTGATATGAACTCATTTTTTAAAGAAGACCAATTAATTGTGCATATTCCAGTTATTGGTGAGACAGATACATATAATGTAACTATTAAAATGGATGGAGTTGTAACAGAAATTGCAAAAAATATTAAAAATAATAAAAATCAGCTCGAATATAGAACAATAGTTCAAGCATTAACCAAAGTATTTAATACTGCTAATGTTTATGTTAAATGTAGTTGCCCAGATTTCCGTTATACATTTGCCCATCGGGACATTATTAATAAAGTATCAGTAGATGATAGTGCGGCTGATCCAGGTCCAGGAAAAGGAATTAGAAATCCAAATGATATGGACGGAAGAGGCTGTAAACATATCTTATTAGTCTTAGCTAATGGTAACTGAATTATGAAAGTGGCAAGTGTTATAAATAATTATATACATTATGCTGAAGAAAACTTGCAAAAGCCATTCTTAAAAGTTATATTTCCAAAATTATATGGCATTTTAGCAGACGAAATGGTAGAAAAAGACTTAGTTGATGATGATAAATATTTAGATTCATCAAAAGGATTAATTGATGCTATTAATGAATATGGCAGAAAACGTGGCCAATATAGACCAGGCAGCAATAAAAACCCCGTGAATGGAAAAGGGGGTAGAGCTAAGAAGGAAGAAGAGCAAGAAGAAAAATTATAAATATAAGTATTGTATAATATAAGTGGTATATGGATAATAAATATATAGATGCTTTAAATAAACTTTCGCCAGAAGAAAGACAAGTGGCGCTAGATATCTTAAAACAAGTTGCAGCTAATGGCAACTCTGAACTTTTGAGTACTTTAAAATACAGTGAATTTGAAGAAATTCCTGTAGATATCCATACTTTTCTTCATGATAGAAAATATCTTGGAAATGCTTTATATGATAAAGATGGAAGGTTTACACTCTTTCCATATTGGGAAGAAAAACTTGCTGATGTATTCCCTGATAATCTAACCACAAAATATAACACAATTATATTAACTGGCTCTATCGGTATAGGTAAATCTACATTTGCTGTTATTTGTCAATTATATATGCTCTACAGATTACTTTGTATGAAAGACCCATATCTATACTATGGAATGCAGCCTATTGATAAAATTAGTATTTCGCTCTTAAACATCACAATTGAGAACGCACGCGGAGTGGCGGTTGATAAAATGAACCAAATGGTATTAGCTAGTGAATGGTTTATGGCCCATGGTGAGATGCATGGTACTACTAATATGAACTATGTGCCAGAAAAACACATTGAATTTATTTGTGGTTCTAGTAATAATCAAATTATAGGTCGTGCATTATTTTGCTTAGATGGTGATACTATAATAAAAACAACTACAGGCTATGCTAAGCTATCTGATTTAGCAGATAAGTCTATTAATGTTATTTCTATAGATGACGCTGGGCAGACTGTAATAAGTGATAGCTGCACTGTTGTGCCAACAGTAAGAACTAATGAAGAATATCAAATTGAGCTTGAAGACGGTACTATAATTAAATGCACAGCATATCATAAATTTAAGCTAGTAAATGGCGAATATAAAATGGCCAAAGACTTAACCGATACTGATGAGATTGCTGAGCACTTTACTACATATAATGAATTTATACAAAATATCATTAATACTCGTGGGCAATGGAATATAGATAAAAATACTTATTTTGAAAAGCATCATATTGTACCTTTATGCTTAGGTGGAAAAGGTGACAAAGCGAACGGCACATTTAATCGCTACTCAAAAAATCAAAATTGTATTTGGCTGTATCCAGACGAACATTTTATTGCACATAAGCTATTAGCATTAGAAAATCCAACTAATAGTAAACTTGTTCTTGCTTGGAGCATGATGGCATTTCCAAAAGGCAAAACTAAACGTAACTACATAATAACAGCAGATGACTATAAAAAAATTAGAACTATGCAAGCAAATGTTATGCGTATAAATAGTGAGATAAATAAAAAACCACCTTGGAATAAGGGTTTAACCAAAGAAACTAATGAGAAATTAATGGAGATATCTAAAAAGTTCAAGGGGAAAAACACTTGGGTTAAAGGTATTAAACGTACAGAAATACAAAAGCAGCACTATAGTGAGGCAGCAAAAAAGCGCTCTTTAGAAAAACCAGAAACATTTATATGTGGAACTAAAGGAAAAGTTGCTATTACTAATGGCAAAAATTGTTATTATATCTCAAAAGATGACCCTTTGCCAGATGGATATAGCTATGGCCAAGGCAAACGCTCAACATATAATATAAAGGATAAGCAAGCATTGAGTCAATTAAGAAGTGAGCAATGTACTGGAACCAAAAATCCTATGTATAAGCAAGGCAATAAAATTAGTGGTAGTAAAAACGGTCATGCTATTTATATTTATACATATAATAATATAGATTATCAATGTCGAGATGACTTAATGCAAGTGTTAAAGCTAGAATTTCCAACAGTATCTGAAAGCACAATTAGAAAAATTCAAACTAATAATTATGGGGTTCGTATCAAACAAAAATTTCAAAAAATTATAGATAATTTAACTTGGAGGCTAAAGAAAGATGAAGATTAAATCAATTAAAAAAGTTACATTAGCATCCGAGAAACAATACTATGATGTAATTAATGCAGCGCCATACCATAACTTTTTAATTAAAACAGCTACTTCTGAAATCATAACTCATAATTGCAATTTTTCAGATGAAGTTAACTTCGGTATTGGAAATAATATTGAAAGGCAAAAAGCAAAATTAAAGCAACTCATTTCGCAAGTCGATGCTCGTATGGCATCTCGTTTTCTTCGTGGTGAATTTCTTCCTACATTAAATATAATTGCTTCTTCTAAAGCTTCAGACCAATCATTCCTTGATGATTATATTGAAACAAAAAAGAAAAATGCAAGTAAAACAACTCTTATTGTTGATGAGCCACAATGGGTAGTAGATGATAGAAAAGTTACTGGTAAATGATTTAAAGTTGCTATTGGGGACAGGTATTTGCCAAATGAGCTACTCCCTGAAGATGCTGATGAAGAAACTGTTAAAGAATATCGAAATAAAGGCTATGCAAGAATTATAGATGTTCCAAGTGGATACTTAGAAAAATTTAAAGATAACTTAGAGCTAGCCCTTACTGATATTGCAGGTATCTCTACGGCTTCTGCTACTAAATATATTTCTGGCCAAATCTGAAAAAGCATTAAAACTGGCAGATATGAAAATCCATTCACAAAAGAAATTATTGAAGTCGGCAATGACCCAAACGATGTAGCACAATATGCAAATTTTTTTGATTTAAATAAAGTGCCAGCAGAATGGAGGTCTAGACCTTTATTTATTCATTTAGATATGTCATCTGGTCAAAAAGGTAAAGGTGATAAAACTGGTATTGCTGGTGTTTGGATTACAGGAAAAAGACCAAAAGTAGAAGGAGAAGATAACAGTAGAGAAATGTATTATAGAGTTGCATTTTCTGTTTCTATTAAAGCTCCTAAAGGATTTGACATTAGCTTTGCAAAGCATAGAAATTTTATTAGATGATTAAGGGACCAAGGCTTTGCTATTAAAGGTATTTCATGTGATACTTTCCAAAGTACTCAAATGCAACAAGAGCTGAAGTCTGATGGTTTTGAAGTTAAAGTAGTTTCTGTTGACCGTGTAGATAATACAACCAGACAGCAAACACAGTATGCGTACTTCAAAACAACTATGGGTGATAGACGACTTGAAGTATATGACAAATGTGATTTTTTAACTGAGGAAGTTTTAGGCCTTGAAAGATTGTCCGACGGACATATTGAACACCCTAATGCTGGTAAATCTGGCAGTAAAGACCAAATTGATGCTGTTGTTGGCGCATTATGAAATGCCTCAACATATGCTGAAGACTATGCGTATAACTACGGCGAAAATATTGATGCATCTCTAAACGTCAGCATGAATAAAAATGAAGAAAAAGATAAAAAACAATTAATTATTGATTATCAAGAAGAGCTTAAAAAAGCATACATGGACGCTTATAATGAACTTGATTTCTTAGATTCTCAAGAACGCAAAAGGCAAAAAGAAGAATATGAACGTTTAAAAGATCTGGCAGATGGTATTATTATCATTGGCTAATATATGGCCAATTTGCTAAATTAACTATAAGCTAAGATTTTTAATTAATATATAATTAAAAGAGGTAAAAATATGGCAGAACAAACAACAAAAAAGCCAAGAAAACCAAAAAATCCTTTAGTTGGTAATCAGGCAAAACCAGTGGTACTGGATTCCACAACCAAATTAGATATTGATACGGAACATCGTTTAGCAGACACTATTATTGAAGCTGGGCTTTCTAGTAAATTAGATATAACATCATTAGAACATTTTACGTCTATTTCAAATGCTAGAGATCAAGTTTACACTTTAATTGATACTATGTGCCAAGATTCAGCGGTATCGTCTATTGTTAGAACTTATACTGATGATGTTTGTGAGGCAGCTGATAATGGTCATATTGTTTGGTGTGAAGCTAATGACCCTAAAATTAGTAAATTTGTCAATTATTTACTTAATGTTATGAATGTTGATAAACAAATTGACAAATGAGCATACTGTTTAATTAAATATGGTGATGTTTATTTAAGACTTTATAGAGAATCAGACTATGTAGATAAGTTATTTAGCTATGAGCACATTAATAAAGTAAATAGAACATTAAATGAAGATGTAAACTTAGTAATGCATAAGGCAAATGAACCATATAGCTATTATGTTGAAATGGTCCCTGACCCAAGTACTATGTTTGAATTAACTAAATATGGACAAACATTTGGTTTCATTGAGGTTCCAAATACTCCAAATCCAATTGACCAATCTAGTTATGTTGGTGGGACAACTGGTTTAATGAGTAATAATAGCTTTAATTTCAGATATAAAGCTAGTGATGTTAATGTTTATCAAGCAGATGATTTTGTACATGCTGCATTAGAAGATAACGTGTCTCGTTTCCCAGAAACTGTTGATTTATTTTATGAAGATACTAATGATTTATCTACTAATAAAAAATTGGGTATTCCATCAAACAATAGTAGTCAAACATATACAGTAAAACGTGGCAAATCATTATTATATGATTCATATAAAATTTGGAGAGAAAAAGCGTTACTTGAAGCTGCTGTTTTATTAAGCCGTTTAACTCGTTCAGGTATTGTTAGAAAAGTTGCTGTTGAAGTTGGTGATATGCCAAAAGAACAAGTTCAACAAACATTAAGAAGAGTTAAAGAATTATTTGAACAACGTACTGCCTATAATCCAAATAGTTCCATGTCAGAATACACTAGTCCAAGTGCTGTAGATAACTTTATCTATTATGCAACTCATAATGGTCAAGGTTCAATCACGATTGATTCTGTTGGTGGTGATTATGACCCAAAACAATTAACAGACTTAGACTGGTGGAATAATAAATTTTATTCATCTTATGGTATACCAAAACAGTACTTTGGATGGACAGAAGATGGTGCAGGTTTTAATGGTGGAACATCATTAAGTATTATATCTAGTGTATACGCTAAAGGTGTTAAAAGAATCCAAAATACATTGTTACAAGCAATTACAGATATTATTAACTTATTTTTATTGAATAAAGGCTGTAAAGCATACTTAAATAACTTTGTATTAAAAATGAGAGCTCCACTAACTCAAGAAGAATTAGATTTTAGATCCAATTTTAGTGATAGAATTACTGCTGTAAATAATAGTATAAGTTTATTTAATGATGTTGAAGACAAAGCAGACCACTTAACAATTGTTAAAAATTTAATTAGACCTTTAAACTTAGGTGATGAAATTAATGTTATATTAGATAAGGAAATAAAAGCTGCTCAGGAAGCTGCGAAAAAAGCAGCTGAAGAAGAAGCTGCAGAAGCTGAAGCTGCTAAAACTGCTGAAGCAGAGCCTACTGTTACTGAAACTGAAACAGCTGCATCTGAAGAGGAAGAAGATGAAGATTTAGACCTAGGCATGTCAACTATCGCTACTGAAACATTTAATGCAGAAGCAGGAAGTATGCAATTAAATGAAGAGCATTTAGTTGAAGATGACACAGACCTTCCAACGCCAGAAGAGGCTGATGACAAAAAAGATTTTACAGAAAACTACTAATATAATATTTGAAAGGAAATAATATGATTACAAAAAATGATTGTTTATCAATTTTAGTTAAGTTAGAAGACGCAGGAGTTAAAAATATTGACCCATACATGAAAAAGCTTCTAATATCTCATGATATCCCATTAGAAGTTTTAAAATTTATTCAAGAAAATCAAGGTCTTGAAGCTAGTAATTTCTATGAAATGCTGAGAAAAAGTCATAACCAAAAGAAATCTCCATTATACACTAATATTTTAAAAGAAATTGAAGACCCACAAGAAGCAATTACAACACTATCTTGCTTACTTACTCAAATTTTGTTATATGGAAAAAAATTAGAAGATAAAGAACAATTTTTTAAAGAAATTAGAGCAGAAGAATTAACTAGAGTCTTAAACACATATTTTAAAACTGGTTTATATGAAGACTGCTTAGCTTTAATGAGATTATTTAAGACAGATTTATTAGTATTAGAATACTTATCTGGTAGACGTAACCTAGCTGCATAGGGTATCTAAGCATATAAGTATACAACTAAAGCCCTGAATAAGGGCTTTTTATTTTATTTGACTTACTTAATACAATAAATAGAGAAGGTATCAAAAATTATAAGCTAAA